CTGGATATAAACCTCAAAAAGTAAGAAGTGAAGATATAAATGTGACTAGATTTAAGAATTACTTAAGGGTAAATCATAACTCCCTTTGGAAAAGAATTGATGTTGGGGTTCCAGAAAGATGTGTTATATCTCCTGGGTGGGCTAGTCAACAAGCTGAGTTTCAAATTTTTTGTAACTTTACTAAGGAGAAGTATACATCACAAGAGTTATTACAAAAAGTTAAAAAGAGTCTTTATAAATTAAAATTACCAAAGTGTGGAGAAGTTTTACCTGAAGATTGTTTTCATGTACCTGTAAATGGGGACTCAAGTGTTGGTTTTATTCCTGAGTGTCTTTTTGGCAGGAATGTAAAGCAGAGGCATGCAGATCATCTACTTAGATTTCCAGCTTATGAAATAGTAAGAAAAGCTAGGAGTGAAATGTGTAGTGATAGGACAATCTGGACTGTTGGCGGGAGATGTAGAGCGCAGAAAGCTGTGATGGATGAAATTTTAAGATCACGTTTTCTTATTGTTCCAGATGCTGTTTCAAAGATTGCTGGGTTAGCATGTGTTAGTGAATTCTATAAAGGAATAATTAACATTAATAAGAAATACTCTGGGAACGAGATTCTAACTGGAATTGATTTTATGAACGGGAAATTTAAGTACTTCGACGATGAGTTGAGTAAGTACAAGTATGTGATTGAGTGTGATCTAAAAAGATTTGATCAACATACTGGAACCGAAGTCTTAAAGGCAGCTTGGGCTATATTGAGAAGTTGTTATAATGATAATCCTGAAATGGATAAATTATTTGATTATTACGCTTCTGGATTTATTTATAAGAATATAGTTATTCCAGGTGGTTTATTATATAGAGTTAAAAAAAGTATTGCTACGGGATCTCCATTTACAACAGTTATTGGTAGTATTGTGAATTGGATTAATTGGACTGTTATAATGGAGGATCTTGGAATTGAACCTAAGTATTATCAATTGATGGTTTATGGAGATGATACTTTAATATGTTTTAAACATGATTTCTTACTTCCATTGGAAGATATAAAAAAGATTGCTTATAAGATACATGGAATAGTTATTGATCCATTATCTATTAAAAAAATTAAGGGAAACCCAAATAGAGACGATATGCCGACGTTTCTTAAGACTTTTAGTTATTATGGTCTTCCTGGAAGAAAGTTGGAAGATATGGCTGAGAAAGCTTTCTATCCTGAGCAAGGTTATAGTAGTTTAACGGAAAAAATTATGAGGGTCCAGCAACTTTTTTATAACCCATGCCATAATTTTGACTGTGTACTCTTTCTTGAGCTCTTCTATAATTTTTTAAGAAGGGAGGTTTACCGGAAAGCTAAAAGAGTTGAGGGTAAGGGAATTTTAAAGAAGCTGATTTCTTTCCATGAGTATAGAATTGGGAGAGATAATCATGTACCTCAATTGATTGCTACTGTCTATAAGAAATATATGTTGCCATGCGAATTAAGGGATAGCTGGTCAAACTTTAATTTCGAAAAATATAAAGAAAAATTTATCCCTACTGAAATTCTTGTTCTTAAAAATTTAGATGAAAGTGTTTTCTTAGACTATTATAGTATTAGTATGAGGGAGGCCTTAGCTGATCTATTTAGAAAACATGGCTGGTTTTTCTATGGGGATTTACTTTAAATAATGAGTTAGGAGTAGAGTGGAATTAGGTGGGTGAGAGTCGTTTACTAATAATAGACGATCTTT